TGATCCAAAGCACTGGCGACCTAAAGCAGAGAATGTTAAGCAAGGCTCTGGTGAAGGTTCTGTAGATATTCTTGTATATCATGGAACAGACGGCAAGAATGGTTGTGATGATCCATTTATGGATACAGTGGAGATTGCGCTTGAATCTTATTATACCCTACTAGCAAAGGGTGTGTGCCCTGAACAGGCACGGATGGTGTTACCACAAAATATGATGACCGAATTTGTTTGGTCTGGTACTCTTGGTGCTTGGCTTGACATGTTGGTGTTACGTCTTGATCCACATACTCAACAAGAGACACGGACGGTTGCACAACTGATTGCTACAGAGGTGTCCAGTCGATTCCCTGTTAGTTATGATGCAAGGATCAATACTAAATGACAACACATATTGTTATTCCTGATGTACAGCTAAGACCTGGAGACGATACAAACTTTCTACGAAGGATAGGTGAATACATTGTTCAAAAACGACCTGAAGTCATTGTGTGTCTGGGTGATTTTGCGGATTTGCCTAGCCTATCATCGTACGATGTTGGAAAGAAGTCTTTTGAGGGCCGCAGATACCGATCCGATATTGAAGCCGTACGAGAGGGAATGCGAACGCTGCTTCTACCACTGGAAGAGTATAACGCTAATCAAAGAAAGAATGGTAAAAAGCTGTACCGGCCTAGAAAAGTTCTTACATTAGGCAATCACTGTAATCGTATTGAACGTGCTATTGAGAACGATCCCAAACTTGATGGGACCATTGGATTATCTGACCTCCAATATGAAGAGTTTGGGTGGGAGGTTCACCCATTCTTAGAGGTTGTGGTCATTGATGGTGTTGCCTATTCACATTACTTTACTAGTGGCCCTATGGGTCGGCCCGTAGGTACAGCTAGTGCTCTGCTAACTAAAAAACATATGTCGTGTGTGGCAGGGCATCTTCAAGGAAGAAGTATAGCTACTGCTACTAGAGCAGATGGCACAATGATGACTGCTATCATTGCAGGCAGTTGCTATGAACATTTAGAGGCATACCTAGGGCCACAGGGAAATAAACACTATAGGGGGTTAATTGTGCTTCATGAGGTTAGTGACGGTTCTTTTGATGAGATGTTTGTATCACTTACTTGGTTAAATAGAAAGTATTCATGACAAAGAAAACAGACGGTTATACCTTAAACCAGTATCAACAAGATGCAATGTCCTTCCGACAGGAATCAGCAAACCACATGTATGTGCTGTTGAATCTAGCTGGTGAGGTAGGGGAGTTGAATAGCTTGATTGCTAAGGCCATTCGTGATGGACAGAAGGAAGACTTTAAAGTACAAGCATGTAAAGAACTTGGTGATATCCTGTGGTCTGTGGCTGGTGTAGCTGCTGACATGGGATTCACACTACAAGATGTAGGCTTGACTAATATTGAGAAGTTAATGGGACGAGTAGAACGAGGAACTCTTACTGGTGCAAGTGGGGATGATCGTTAATGGTTGATTCAATCATATTATTTGGTATCATCGTAATCATTACTATCCTCCTAACTAAATCTTAACGGAACATATATGAAAAAGAATAAATGGAAATCTGAAGACAAACTACCGCCGTGGGGTGAGTGGGACAAAGATCAACCGCCCCCGAAGGAGCTTGTTGACTTCTTAGTTGAGAACGGAATGTTAGAAGGATCAGAAGGTATCTGTATTGCTGCCTCTACAACCCCCTCTGCTATGGACGTACAAGAAGGTGGGGGCCATTACAAAGATATGAAGATTCAACCACTGGAATACATTCATGCTAACAACATCCCGTTTGCTGAGGGTTGTGTGATTAAGTATATATCACGGTGGCGTGGTAAGGGGGGTATTCAGGACTTGAAGAAAGCCCGACACTTCCTTGATATGCTTATTGAATTGGAGCATAAGGATGCATGAAATCCCGCTGAGTGAATTGAAGGAACGCCTTGCCAACATTGATGAAGTAACTCTGTTGGAACTACTTAATCTTAACAGTGGTGAACTGATTGAGCTGCTGTCAGACTACATCGAGGAAAACTATGACGATCTATTATCCAAACTTCAGGACGAAGATGACGAGTGATACTGTAACGATTACTAAAGAAGAGTATGAATTGCTGAAGGAAGATTCGGAATACCTACAACGGCTTGAGGATGCGGGTATTGATGAGTGGGAAGGATTCTCTGCTGTTACGTGGGCAGGAAGTGATGAGGATGATAATGGCTGGGATGATCAATTTACTGAAACGGAATAATATTTGACTAATACAACTAAGGACTTCCCAAGTGATCTGCAAACCTATGTACACCGAAGTCGGTACGCTCGATGGTTAGACGATGAAGGACGGCGTGAGACATGGCCTGAGACAGTCAAACGGTACTGTGACTTCTGGCTAAAACGATATCCAGATACCTTCCCCTATCAGCTAGTCTACGATGCTATCTATAACCTAGAAGTTGTTCCTTCTATGCGAGCATTGATAACTGCTGGTGTTGCCTTGGAACGAGACAACATCTCTGGATACAACTGTAGTTACCTTCCTATCCATGACCAACGATGTTTCGATGAGTTGATGTTCATCTTAATGAATGGTACTGGGGTGGGGTATAGTGTTGAACGTCAGTACGTACAAAAGCTTCCTGACATTGCTGAGGAATTCCATGATACAGACACAGTTATTTCGGTGGCAGACTCTAAACAAGGTTGGGCGGGAGCATTTAGACAACTTCTCGCACTCCTGTATAACGGACAAATTCCCTCATGGGACTTATCTAAAGTTAGGGCTGCCGGAGCACGCCTTAAGACGTTTGGAGGCCGATCCAGTGGCCCTGAACCACTTAATGAACTCTTTCGATTCACTGTCGAACTTTTTAAGAAAGCTAGAGGACGGAAGCTCACTTCTGTAGAAGCATCTGATCTAGTCTGTAAGATTGCTCAGGTTGTTGTTGTTGGTGGTGTACGACGGTCTGCTTTGATCTGTCTCAGTAACTTGACAGACGAACGTATGCAGCATTACAAGAGTGGTCAGTGGTACATTGATGATACTCAACGTGGTCTAGCTAATATCTCTGTTGCTTATACAGAAGCCCCTGATATTGGTATCTTCATGAGGGAGTGGCAAGCACTATATGATAGCAAATCAGGCGAACGTGGTATTTTTAATCGAGTCGCTGCGCGCAAGCAAGCAGTCTCTTCAAGACGTAGAGACCCTCTTCATGAGTTTGGAACCAATCCCTGTGGAGAGATTATCCTTCGGCCCTTCGGATTTTGTAACTTGTCAGAGATTATTGTCCGAGCTGGAGACAACTACGAAACGCTTAAACGCAAGGTTGCGGTTGCTACAATCATTGGCACTTTCCAATCTACGCTAATAGACTTCAAATACATTCGTAAACAGTGGAGTCTTAATGCACAAGAAGAACGGCTCCTTGGTGTAAGTATGACAGGGATCATGGACCATCCAATCCTTAGTGGTGCTGGACGACCACTAGATGATCTGGAACTTCCACGACTCCTAACAAGCCTTAAAGAGCTTACGATTGAAACTAATAAACAGTGGGCTGCTGCTCTTAATATTCAACAGTCTGTTGCTATTACCACAGTCAAGCCAAGTGGAACAGTTAGTCAACTTGTAGATAGTGCTAGTGGTATCCACCCTCGACATAGCCCTTACTACAGTCGTACAGTACGTGCTGATGTTAAAGACCCCCTGGCCTTATTCTTACAGTCTGTGGGTGTTCCTTGTGAACAGGACGTGACCAATGCTTCCAATTTAATCTTTAGCTTCCCTGTTGCAGCGCCCGAAGGAAGTATTACAAGGACAGATCGAAATGCCATTGAACAGCTTGAACACTATCTGGTATATCAGAAGTACTGGTGTGAGCACAACCCCTCAATCACTGTCTATGTTAAGGAACAGGAGTGGTTGGAAGTTGGAGCATGGGTTTATAAGCACTTAGGAGAATTGGGTGGTGTTAGTTTCCTTCCATTCAATGATCACGTATATAAGCAAGCACCCTACCAAGACATTAGCAAAGAGACGTATGACAAACTAGCCAGTGAATTCCCTCAGATTGATTGGGAAGAGTTCAACAAGTATGAAGTTGATGATGCACGTATGAATACACATGAACTGGCTTGTACCAGCGGCTCCTGTGAACTATTATAAGGACTAGATGGAAATTGCGTTTGACTTTATGTGGGGAGCTAGTGTTGGTATTGAATGGCTTCCTGTGGATGACGATGAGGATGACGAACTGTTCTCACAAGTAAAAAGTATCCTTGAGATTAGGTTGGTGATTGTGAAGTTTGCAATCATCTTCTTCAAAGAGGACTAAAGAAAAAGCCCCCAAGGAGAAATCCAAGGGGGCTTATTTTATGACAAGAACAACTGCTGTGTCTTACGTCTACGGTTCTTCAGTCCTTCAACTTCCTTACCATTGTCATACACCCACCGCATGAACTGTGTTGCTGCTCCTTGGTAATCCTTGAGTAACAACTTCTTCAGTAAGGTGGATGTAGTAAATGCTTCAATCCCCACGTTGTAAACAAAATCAACAAGTGCGTTATACTGGTTCTGAGTGAGTGGAACGGTTACAAGCTTGTTGATACACTTCTCTGTCAACGCAACGTCCAGTAAGAACTGAGCGTCTGCTTCCTCCCGTGTACACGTCATACCCTTTCTAACAGGGTTGCCGAACATCCGAATACTACCCCATCCGATTGTCCAAACTCCTCCGCTGTCCAAGTAGGACGTAAGCTCTAGTCCTTCATCGCCATGCAGTAGTTCCACACCTGCTTGATCTAATCTCATCTTTGGTTCCTAAAGTTGAATGCTCCTTTATAACCACCTTGAGCATTTTGCAGTAACTGCTGTGTACGTTGATCAATGTTGTGATCACGAGTCCACACCACCAGCTTGTTGATTAAACTTAAATCACCATGACTAGCAGCATCCCTAGCTAACTTGGAAAGCTTATCTCCATTCAGAGAACCGTCCATAGCAGCATGAGTGGCATCTTCATAGATACGATCTGCAATTGCTTTGTGTCCTTGACTAATCTGGCTGTTAGCATAGTTCTGTGCCAACTCCTTTGATTCACCAATGTTACGGAAACCAAAAGCACGGGTAGTCATGTCACCATCACTCCGCATCACACGTCCCTTACCAAAGTTCGGACCTTCTGTGTGGTTGATATAGAGATTCTTATTTGGACCTTTGTTCTCAGTCCACATTTGATTCTCAACAATACCAGCAGCAGATTGTGGAAGAACAGAAGTAGCCAGTTGTTTAGCTTTGGTCTTGCTAGTAGGATCAAGTAACCAACGTCCTGTTGACTGAGCTATGTCCAGCACAGCAGAGCCATAAGGCATTAGAGCAGCACCAACACTATCAGGAATCAGATTAGCGTTACTGAAGCGACTGGTCATATCCATTCCCATACTAGAGAAGATACCGTGTGTAACAACAGTAGGTAAGTTACTCTTTAACAGAAGATTGATAAGGTTGTCTGGTTTCTTGAAGACATGCTCTGCAAGATAGGAATAGGCTTCATTGGCTTCGTTGAAAGCAAAGAATCCCAGAGCACCACCAAAGGCAAGGCTTGTTCCCAAGAATGTACCAAGGGGGGCATACGCCTTGATTCCTTCTGTACGTGCTCCTTCACGACCATAGAAAGCCAACTGAGAGTACTGGTTGTGCTTGTATCGTGTAAGATTACTTGCAACATCTCCAATCCAACCCAACTTAGCATAGCCCATCGGACGTTCTATTGGATGATAATTCACCATCGTCATATTAGTCATGTTCTCGGCTGCTCCAAAGATATCCTTCAAAGGAATACCAGCATCCTTCAATAGATGACTATAGAACATAAAGGACATACCACGAGTCAGATGTTCTGGGCCTGTGATGTTTGCATCAGCAAAACGATCAAAGCCTTCCTTCACTGGACTAGCATTAATGTCCTTAGTGTGATCTGACATTTTAACGTCGAACACACCCTTATCATGGGCATACTGAACCATATCCTTCTCAAAGGTACTAAAGTTATCACCACCATGCTCGTGCAATAGAGACTTTACGTAGGTACTTGTAGCATCTACATGAGCTTTAGCAGTACTGAACTCTAATCCACGATTATGCAGTGTACGTAGCAAAGCAGGGTGTACCTGAAATGGCTGCATCAACTGTGTTACCGAGAATGGTATGTTCATCAGTCCCATGAACTTCTGCATCACAATATGCTTGACAGCATTGTTAGCTTTGAGAATAGAACCATGACCAAAGCCAGAAGCCTCACCAATGGTGTTTAACAGTCCATTAGCAGCATCAGAAGCCCAGCCTTGCTTACGACCAAGTGAATGGTCCAGATACTGATTAGCCCACATACTAGCGTTTGGCTGCTGTTTAGCCACAGCCTCATCACTTGTTAGTTTCCCAATCTCTCCGGCTGCTTTCTGCATAGCCATCCACAGATAGCCTTGCTCATAATAAGCAAGCTGTGCCTTCATACCCTCCTGTGCATTGGTTTCAACATCATGCCACGGCTTATTACCCTCAGACCCAAGAATACCGCCAGCTTGTTGTACCTTCTGTTTAGCATGACGGGTAGCATTGAGATACTTAGTGGCATCAGATTTGATGAACTCACGGTAGCTATCCATCACAGCCTTAACATCACCATCTGCCTTCTCAATGAAGTTAATTGCTTCCATTAGACCACTAAACCGATCAGCAGCGTTCTTACCTTTGCCAATCTTGTTGTACTCCATCTTACCAACTTCCCAATCTGGGTGTTGTTGTTTGATGAAGTCAGCAGCCCGTTTAGCTTCCCACTTAGTAGCACCAGAGACACGTCCTTTAGCCTCACCATTGATTGTTATCATGTGGCTGAAATCACCAAGGAAACGACCAGCAATGTGAGCTACACGTTGATCCATTGGCTTAAGACCACTCTCAACACGTTGAGCATTTAGTTGATGAAAGAAAGCATCATCAAGAGCACGACGTTGCATTGCATACACAATCTGCTTCTCATTAAAACCAGCTTCAGCAAACTGAGCAGCACTCCACTCAATCTTCCCTTCGTGTAGCATTTCTGCTGCCCAAACTTCTCCCTTTTCCTTAGTAGACAAGAATCGCATACGAGCTTTAAGGCCCGTCTGTGGATCAGTCAAGTGTGTCTTCACATTCAAAGCAGCTTCTTGCATAGCACGAGTAACTGTCTCATACGTGAACTTAACCACAGGATTACGTGTCTTCAAGGACTGAAACAAACCTCCAGCTTGTAACTGTTCTGCAACCTTATCGACCATAGAACGAGTCATATCAGGTGCTGTCTTAGCCATCTCAATAATATCTTCAACTGGTTTGTCAAAGAACTTAAAGTCAGAGATAGGATCAGAGAGTCCAGGAATACCTTTAATCAGCTTCTGTGGCCCACCAGCGTCTTCAGGAGGCCGTTGAGCGTCTGCCATGAAGTCAACCAAGCCCTTGGGTACACCCGCCTCTTTAAACTGAGCCATGACGCTCTCACGGGTATCCTTGGTGGATGCTTCAATAGCTTGCTTAGACAGATCAATCACATGCTCCAGCATATTACCTAGTTCTGGTGCTTTCATTCCCAAGAGGGACTTGACACCATCTACGAACCTACGCCACCCTGTACGTCCATCTACCCTTACATCCTTAAGGAACTTTTGGAAGGCTGGATTGGAGTTAGCCTCTGCAATGAACTCTCGTATGTTGGTAATAGCTGGGAACTCCTTAGCCATTCCTGGAAGCTTGGAGACCTTGTTAAAGGCATCCTTAATTCCAAGGGTAACTATGTGGTTTCCCATACCTTGTAAAAGATGTGATGTTAAGGCATGTACGACCTCATGCAAAATTGTGTGTGGGTTGATCGACCCGACTCTTGAGAAGCCCACCGTATTAGAGTTAGGGTCAAAATAACCACTCACATTTCGTTCACCGTGAAGCAGGTGCTCGTCGTGAACTTTTACGTTAACTCCCTCAACCTTATCTGACAGATATTTAGCCAGAGCACGG